GCCCTTGCTCAGGTCAACAACTGGCTGGCGGACCGTGCCAGGGGCGTCGGTCACGAACGCGCGCGGCAGCACGATGGATTGCTCACTCACAGCGGCTAACAAGTCGGGGATGAGCATCTCCGGCACGAGATAGCCCCCCGACGGGCCAGAACCCGTGCCTAGCGCCTTGATAGTTTCTACATCCTTGCGCGCCACAGCGCTCATGAAGTCGCGCAAGCTTACGGTCTTAGTCTCAGTCACAAACACTTTTGCCTCCTTCGCCACGCCCTTGCGAGCGTCCGCCTTGCCTTCGTCGGCGGTGACGACCGCCGGCGGCTTGGCCTCTGGACACACGACTGAGCGGATGGCTTCGACAATCTCGACGCCGAGCGTGCGCGGTTCTGCCGGCGTCGGAGTCAGCGATATTTCAACAATCGGCCAGCGCTCAATCTCGCCCGTGCTTTTACGCGAGACCAGGTGGCCGGGAGCACCGGTGCTCATGCCTAGCGCGCCCTGCTCAGCCAGTTGCTTCACAAGCTCGATGTATTTGCTGTGCCGGTCGAGCTCAGCCTTGACAAGCAAGCCGATGTCGTCGGTGTGCATCTCCTCTACGCGACCGATAACCTTGAGTCCTACATCGGGGTGGATGCCGTGCTCGTAGAGGAGCGGCGGATTACTCAGACCGAGTAGCTCTGCGCCAAAGTCGGTCTTGGGCGTGAAGTACTCGCCGTGAAGGTCGCGTCCGCCGAACACGACCGCGTAGCCTTCGGCGTAGAGCTTGCCTTCATTCTCGTACACCTTCACGGCAAACGAGCGCGTCTCTGTTTCTTGTTCCTGCCGGCCCAGAAGCTCTTCGAGCGCGCGACGCGCCCGGGCGAGCAGCTCCTCGGGCGCGTCAATCCCACCGCGCGCGCCATTCACGGCGGCCAGCGCGAAGCGCATGCCGGACGTGACCAGCCGCGGATCGCCATCGACAATATCGCCACAGGGCGCAACCAGGTCGCCTTTAGTCGCAGACTCGTCGCGGCGGAAGAGGAACAAGCGTGAAGCGCGCTCAAGCGCTTCATTGCGCAAGTCCTCTTCTGCTTCTGTTTCGTATCCGGCCCACGCCAGGATGCGCTCGCGCGCGGCGTCGCCATCCCAATCGCCACGCTCGATTACAGGAAGTTCGGTGTCCAGCGTGAATCTCATCGTTTCATCTCCCGCTCGATAATGCGCGCAAACTCGCGCATCACGGCACGATTGTAAACCAGTTTACTTGCCTCTTCATCGGCGCGCTTCCAGCCGCGGTCTTTGTGGAACGGCTGTTGCGCTTTCCCGACCACAAACGCGGCGTAGCGCGCCTTGTTCCTGACGACCACCTGCGCACTGCTAGTCGGCGTGACAAACCACTGCTTCGCCAGCCAGCCCGTTCGCCGATACGGCAGCCGGACGTTAGAGAGCACGTACCTGCGCTGTCGCTCGCTCTTCCAGCGGATGCGCATCCCCGGCTGTCTCGGCGGATACACGTTCACATTGTCGCGCAGCCTGTAGCCAAGGAACAAAAGCGCCGGCGTAAGGTCCAGCTGGCCTCGAAACACACGTGGCAGATTCAAGCGAACGATAGTTTTGCTCATCTTCGGCGTCTCCTTGATTGTTCTAGCGTCGTCCAGCACCGGCAACTGACGTGCGCCGGCGGCAGCTCGTCCCAGCCATCGCCTTGTTCGCGCCCATCGCGCGGCGCGCATATCGGACACACGCGCTCATCAGCAGCAGTGCGCCACACGTGAACAAGCGACACGCCGGACTCTTCGAGTATCTGGCGAGCGATGTCAGTCCCCTGCGAGTAAGCGCGCGTCACCTCGGTTGTGGCGATCATTTCCGCGCGTTGTTGACCGAACATGCGCGCGATGCGATCAACGAGCATCTCGCGCGTCCACCCTTCAGCGCGAGAGCGCGTGAATAGCTCCTGCAATCGCTTCCTCGTGGTCTCGTTGATTCCGCGGATGAGTTCGTAGCTGTAGTCCTTGGCCCACTGGCTTGCGAAGTCATACGCGCGCTCTACGTCGGCAAAGGCAGCAGACGACAGCATCGCAGCGGTGGCTTGATCGACAGCAACAGCGAGCAGCAAGGACTCGGCATAAGCACGCGCTTGCTTCTCAAAGTTTTGCTCATCGTATCGAAGGTCGTCAAGCGAGATCGAGCCTTCGAGAATCTGGAGCATCTGCGCAGCAAGTTGCTCGCGCTCTCGGTCGAGCGGTGGGTCCGCCCGGCGCGCCTTCGCCTCGATGAATCGGGAGAAGGCAAATGGTGAATGGCCAAGGTCGGCAAGCGACCTCACCGCACGCACCCACGCATCCGGCAGGTCGCGCGGAGAGAAGTCGGCAAGAGTCGTCTTGCGCGCCTCGCTCTTTCGTCGCCACTGGTCGAGTTCGCGCAGCGCAGACTGCGTCGCAATGTCAACCGGCTGCTCTGTCTCGAACCCCAGCATCTGGCGCGCCTCTTCGCGCGTCACCAAGCCGGCTTGGTACAGGTCAATCACGCTTTTGCGCTGCGCTCCTACGTCCTCAGCTAGCGCTTCGATGTCGTCGTAGTTGATAGTCAGCCCCAGCGCTTCTGCAATGAGCTCGGCATCTGGCAGCACGGTGTCGCGCCAGAAAGAGATGCGGTGCTCGGCTGCGGTGGCGTAGTTCGCGGCATCGGTCAGCATTGTGACCGGCACACCGAAAGCCGAACTGATTCGCCTCAACGCCATCTCGTCAACCTGCGACATGGCAAGCTTGTCAAGCGCTGGAATATCCAGCGGCTTGATCTGCATATTGCGCCTGAGTACCAGCGCTCGCCATGCATTGCGCACGCCAGACGTGAGACGCTGCCACGTCGTGCGCAGTGCTTCTGCGTCAGCGTCAGTCAGCGCGCCGTCCTCCGGCGTGATGATGAGTGGTGGAAGTGCGCCCTGCTCAAAGAAGGCGCGCGTGAACTGCTCGGCTGCCAGCGCAGTAGACGCACTGGTCTCGGCGACCTTCAGCGGCGCGAGTCCCGGCCCGATGTCGCTCGTCGGAGACCAAGTGTGCGCATAGATCACCTGGTCAGGCTGGTAGCGGCGCGTGAACTGGCCGCTCTGCCAGACGTGAGCGGTGACTCCTCTCGCAGCGTCTCCTTCCACTCGCATCGCGGTCGGGTTGAGCACGCGCATGGTCGCGCGTTCAACCCAGAACGCGCCGGCGACGCACAGTGACGCTTCGCAAAGGTAGTACAAGCGCGCAGGGAACGGCGCTTGCTCTTCGCCACGCAGGAAAGTGAGCGAAGCCACAGCGTTTGCGCGCAGGGTGATGCAGCGAAGGACGTAGGCATGGAGCGGCTGCGCATGTGGGCGTGTCACGTAGCCCACAGCGTCAATCGCTTTCGTCGTCCCGTACGCTGTCTTGATCGTCACCATATCGCATCCGCAATTGCGCTGCTCCTGCCGGCGGCGCGCGAATACACCCACGCAATGGCCATCACGCAGTCATCGTGCATCCCAGCAGGCGCGGAGTACTCGTACGTGCCGTCCTTTCGTCGTCGCTGCGAGAACTGCTCAAGCTCTGTTAGAACGTAATCGTCATCTGGCAGCGCAATCTCACCGCGCTCAATCGCCCATGCCAACCGCTCAATGATTGCACGCTTGGTGCTAGCCGTGGTTGTCACGCCCAGCACGGGGACGTTCTGCGCAGTCAGGTAGTCCACCACCGGAGCGCCGGCAGCGTTTTGTTCCACGACGACCTCTACGGTCTGGTATTCGCGCGCGATCTGCGCGATGCGTTGCACGGTGCGCGTGTAATCCTCATGTCGCCAGCGCTTCACTCGCAGCACGGCTGATTGGCCAATGTCGAACACGGCCACAGCGGTGTAATCCTCATCGCGCCCGATGTCCACGCCGAGCGCGAACGGACCGCTCGGCTCAACAGCGCGAACGCAGGCGCGCACGCCCCTAAACACGCCCCCGGCTTCATCCACGAACTCGGCTAACCACTCCTGCCGGTAGGTGCGTTCGCTGACGAGTTCGCGCGCGCGCTCCGCGGCTTCGCGGATGCTCGGTAGCGGATTATCGGTGCTAGGCGCGCGCCAAGACGCACCTTCTTGCCGGCATCGCTCGTGCTCGCGCCAGAACCAGTTGCGACCGCGCGGTGTACTGATAAGCATCGCGCGCCCCCGCCGGTCAGCAAGCGTCGGCATGAGCACGTCGTACCAGACACGCTCATCCATCAGCGCAGCCTCATCCACAATGACTAGATCAAACGCTTCGCCGCGGATGGAATCTGGCGAGTCGGCAGAGTACACGCTGAGAGAACCACCGCTCGGAAACTCGATGGTTCGCTCAGCACGTCGGATGCGCAAGCGGTCTGCGACCGGCGCGGTCATGCGCTCTGCTAGACGCCACAACGGGCGCGAGTTACGGTACGTGGGTGCAACCCACGCGACTGCGCCGCCATGCGCTGCGCATGACAGCGCAAGGCTGCCGGCCATCACGGTTTT